TTTTGATGATCTTCCTATAGGTAATCTTCAACTTACCATGGGAGTAGTTCAGAAGAAAGAAGACTTTGTAGGAGATTCAGAACTTAATGTTAATACACCTGCATATGAACGTCATACTGAAATTGTTAAATTAATTAAGAAAGAGTTTGGAAATAAGGAGATTCAACGTTGTGGGTTTCTTGGTTTGCCTGTAGATGGATATGTAGGTGCTCATATTGATGAAGGAACTTATTACCTTACAAAGGATAGATATCATTTATCTATTATGGGACAGTATCATTATTTTTGTGGAGAAGAGTCTCAAGTAGTTGACCCAGGGACATTATTGTGGTTTAATAATAAGATGCCTCATGGTACTGTGAACTTGGGTGATGTTACCAGAATTACTTTTGTGTTTGATATTCCCCATTCTCATACCAACCCACATCATGGAATCAATTGATGGATAACGTTGAGTTTCTAATTCTTAGAAACCTCTTATATAATGAAGAGTATCTTCGCAAAGTGATTCCTTTTATCAAAGGAGAATACTTTGAGGATGTAAAGCAGAAAATTGTATTTGAGGAGATTTTAAAATTTGCTGGTGAGTATAATCAACCAGCAACCAAGGAGGTTCTTTGTATTGAGACAGAGAAGCGTAGTGACATTAATGATGAGTCTTTTAAAGATATTACTAATTTGATTAGTAGTCTTGAAGATGAACCAACAGAGTTTGATTGGTTAGTAACTACTACAGAAAAATGGTGTAGAGATAGAGCAATATATTTGGCATTGTTAGAATCTATTTCTCTTGCTGATGGTAAGGACGATAAGCAAGATAGAGATGCGATACCTAGCATTTTATCAGATGCTCTTGCAGTATCCTTTGACCCCAATATAGGACATGACTACTTACAAGACTACGAAGCAAGGTATGAATCGTACCACAGGAAGGAAGACAAGATCGAATTTGATCTCGAATACTTTAACAAAATTACAAAGGGCGGTTTACCGAATAAGACTCTCAACATTGCTCTCGCTGGCACAGGTGTTGGAAAATCTTTATTTATGTGTCATGTGGCAAGCTCAGCTTTGCTCCAGGGAAAAAATGTTCTCTACATTACGTTGGAAATGGCAGAGGAAAAGATTGCGGAGAGGATCGATGCTAATTTACTTAATGTCGCAATACAAGATATAACAGATTTGCCTAAGCAGATGTATGAGAGTAAGGTAACTAGTCTTGCTCAGAAGACACAAGGGACTCTTATTATTAAAGAGTATCCTACTGCTGCTGCACATAGTGGTCATTTCAGAGCACTACTAAATGAATTGGCCTTGAAAAAGTCTTTTAAACCTGATATAATATTCATAGACTATCTTAATATCTGTGCCTCATCACGATACAGAGCAGGAAGTAATGTCAACTCCTACTCATACATCAAAGCAATCGCAGAAGAATTACGGGGTCTCGCAGTTGAGGCGAACCTTCCGATTGTATCTGCCACTCAAACTACTCGTAGCGGGTATGGTAGTTCTGACGTTGAGCTTACTGACACCTCTGAATCCTTTGGATTGCCTGCTACTGCTGACCTTATGTTTGCCCTTATTTCTACAGAAGACTTGGAAGGGTTGAATCAGATATTAGTTAAGCAATTAAAGAACAGATATAATGATCCTACTATTTTTAAGAGATTTGTTGTTGGGATTGACCGTGCGAAGATGAGATTATATGATTGTGAGCAGACTGCACAAGAAGATATTCTTGACAACGGACAGGAAGAAGAGTATACTAATAATGAAAAGAAACCTAAAAAATCATTCTCTGAATTTAAATTCTAATGACTGTAGACACTGAAAAGTATCTTGACTTTGTTGATGAAGTTACAAGTTTTCCTAGCACGGATTTAGCAGCATTACTTGCTCGTGCAACTGAACTTGACCTAGAAAATGACTGTGATGTTCCACGGTTACTTACTGCTGCTCTTGGACTGACTGCTGAAGCAGGTGAGTTCACTGAGGTAGTAAAGAAGATTCTCCTTCAAGGTAAACCGTACAATGAAGATAATGTTTTCCATATGAAGAGAGAACTGGGAGATATCTGTTGGTATCTTGCTCAAGCATGTAGAGCACTTGATACAACATTTGATGAAGTAATAGAGATGAATGTAGATAAATTAAAAGCACGGTATCCTGGTGGTGAGTTTGATGTTCACAAATCAGAGAATCGTGTTAAGGGGGATGTATGATAATGAGTAATTATGGATTAGAGATCCTCTTCTGGGTTACACTTTGTATGGGTGTGTTCTACATATGGGAGGAGAGTAATGTCAAATCCAAATGAACTATTAAATGGATTGGAATTAAAACAATCCTTACGTTATGGAGAGAACCCACATCAAGAAGCATCCTGGTGTGTCTTTCCTGATGAAGGTTTATCAACTGCTAATCAGTTACAAGGTAAAGAGTTAAGTTATAATAATCTTATTGACTTGGATGCTGCTGTATCTACAGTACAAGAGTTTGCTGGTCAACCTGGATGTGTTGTTATTAAGCACACCAATCCTTGTGGTGCTGCGGTAGGAGATACTCCTTATGATGCATTAACAAGAGCATTAGATGCAGATAGAGTCAGTTGCTTTGGTGGTATCATTGCACTTAATAGTACAGTAGATGCTGAGTGTGCTGGAGAAATAGTTAAGAGTTTCTATGAGTGTATAGTTGCACCATTGTTTAATGAAGAAGCAAGAGTTATTCTTTCTGCTAAGAAGAACTTGAGATTACTTGAGTTAGATGTTAATGGTATAAAGGTTCATCCATATAATGTTAGAAGTATTTTGGGTGGAGTTTTAGTACAAGATAAAGATAATGAACCAATTACAACAGTTACTTCCAATTGGAAAATTGCTACTGAACGTGAACCAACATTAAAAGAGATGGTTGACCTTACCTTTGCATGGAAGGTAGTAAGACACGTAAGGTCTAATGCTATTCTAATTGCCCGTGATGGTGCAACAATAGGTGTTGGTGCAGGACAAATGAATCGTGTAGGTTCAGCAAATATTGCACTAGAAACAGCAGGTGATAAATGTGCTGGTGCTGCATTAGCAAGTGATGGATTCTTTCCATTTGGTGACACAGTAAAATTAGCAAATAAATATGGCATCAAGGCTGTTATTCAACCTGGTGGAAGTATCAAGGACCAAGAATCTATTGATGCTTGTAATGAGTTGGATATGACTATGGTATTCACAGGAAAACGTCACTTCTTACATTAGGAGAATTATGTCTTACGCATTATTGAGTGTATCAAATAAAGAAGGAATCCTTCCTTTAGCATCAGCATTACATTACGTTTATGGATATGATATTATTTCTAGTGGTGGAACTGCAGATGCTCTTAAGAAAGCAGAGATACCAGTAACTACTGTTTCGGAATATACTGGTTCTCCAGAGATTCTTAGTGGTAGGGTAAAGACATTACATCCTAGAGTGCATGGTGGTATTCTTGCAAAACGTGGTGACCCTAATCATGATATAGATTTGAAGGCAAATAGCATTCAGTTAATTGATATTGTTGCTGTAAATCTATACCCATTTCAAGCAACTGTTGCTAAGGAAGATGTGACTTGGGATCAGGCAATTGAGAATATTGATATTGGTGGTCCTACTATGGTAAGGTCAGCAGCAAAGAATCATGCTTATGTTTCTATTCTAACCAATCCAGAACAGTATGAGATGTTTGTTGATGCATTAAAAGATAATACTGTAGCAGAGTTAAGACCTCAACTTGCACTAGAAGCATTCAAGCATACTGCGGAATATGATGCAGCAATTAGTAAGTGGATGGGAAGTCAGTTGAATTAAATTATAAATATATCTAGAATAAGTATTCAGGATAACCTCTCATGGGATTAATGAAGGAACTCAATGACCTTAATAACATATATCAGAAGATGTATGATGAGGAGTATACTGTAACTGCTGCAGACAAGAAAGGTAATACTCCCGCATACCAAGCATATAAAGCAGGTAAGAAAAATGTAAAGACAGGTAAACCTCTTTACAAAGCTGCTGACCATCTTAAGAAAGAAGGGTATGAAGAGAAGAAGACAAAGGAAGTTATTAGTGCATTAGATAAGGAGAAACCAGGGAAGAGGAAGAAAACTTTGAGTGGTGATGATAAGAAGAAGATTGCTGCTAAGGTAGTAAAGGATAAGGGAGACACAAGTAAGTCTGATGACAGATATGCTTATGAGGAAGTTACTCCTGAAGTTAAAAAGTTAATTGATTCTGGTAAGTTCTCTGAAGAAGAAATTAAAACTATTCTTTGGAATGAAGGTTATCAGCGTAATCCAGAGAAGGGTGAAGCAGAAGAGCGTAAAGCAGAGAAAAAGCGTAAAGCATCTGGTGCTATGCCACCAAGAGGTGATAAGCGTAGAGAAGATTTTGAGAAATGGTATGCTGCTAACGTAAGATGAAGTCTTTTGAGACACTATCTGAAGATCTAGCAACACGCAGAGCAGAACTTAAACAGAGACAGCGAGAGCAAGGTTCTAGGTTTAAGCAGAAGAGTTCTTCGATGGTTGATGCTCAGAAGCAGAGGATATCTTCTGCTTCTCAAAAGTCAGCAGATGATAGTAAAGCAGCATTAGATAGAATAAAGCAAAGAGCAGCAGCGAAAGCAGCTGCTGATAGAGCGAGGAAAGTAAAGCAAAAAGAAAGAGATGATATTTCTAAGGAGATAGCAGCATCCCGTGAGCAGAAGAAGGATGATATAGAACAGAAGAGAGATGAAAGAAAGGATGATATAAAAGCAAGAGAGAAAAAGAGAATGGGTAAAGAACGAAAGAGGGAGGAACTACAGAAGACACTTGATGCCGTAGGTTAGATTATGGCAACTAAGAGGCCACCATCACTTAACCCACAGACAGTTGGTGATAACTTAACATGGAAGATGTTGACTAGAACTGAACAGAAATATTTACAAAATAATTATGGTAAATTGTGGGAAGTTATGGTAGCAGGTAATTTGATTCCTGCAAAATCTTTTGA